GCGCACATGCCGTGGCGGTTTTTAAGGACTGGCGTATCGTCTGTGAGGCTCATGGTGTTGAGCATGTTGAGGCGCTTGGCTTCGCGGAAGCCACGCGGGGCGAGAGTTTCCAGCCAGCGGCGGATGACTCCATCGAGATATTTCCCATCGCTCTCGTTCACAGGTGCCTCCACACCGTTCTCCCCGGCCTGCTCTCGGTGAGCCTGAGCGCCCCCGCCCACGGTTGCAGGGTGCCGTGCTTCTGGAGCATGTAGGCTGCGTTGCGTTGAATCCCAGCCTGCCCATCTGGTGTCGCTAGTCCGGGGCGCTCGTGGTGCAGGTGGACGCCTGAGATGTCGTCGGTGAACACGAAGTCCAGGCCGGTCCGCCAGAGTCGGATGAAGAAGTCGTCGTCGTCGTACCAGAAGCCGTCTATAAACGCCTTGTCCATGCCGCCGATGCTGCGGACGCTGGCAACCGGAGCGGCCCAGATGAAGCCCAGTGGGCGCGGATGGGCGGCGTCCACGAGCAGGTTGCCGGGTGCCGTGCCGCCCCAGTTCACCTCCTGCCCCATCGGCCCGCAGGAGCACTCCGCCTTGCCGAAGATGACACCTTCCGCCAGCAGGGCGCGGGCCTTGTCCAGGTTGCCGGCGGCCTGGACGGTTTCGCTTGAGAAGGCATACAGGTGGTCGCCGGAGACCGACCCAAACGCCCTGTTCCATGCGGGCACAGGACTGCCCCAGCCAGGCTTGCCTTTGATCTCGACGGTGCGCACCGGGAATGGCAGCGACCTGTAGAACTCCTCGACGCCTTGGCGGGCTTCGTCCGTGGGCCGGTCGAGTACGATGAGCAGCTCGTCCGGCTGGTTCCCCGGCAGCCGCAACGACTCGGCCACCAGCTTGCTGACCTCCGGCGTGCGATTGTGGATGGTTAGGCAGGCACTCAGCTTCATGGGAATCTCACATGTACCGGCGGCTTGGCGCTGAGAAGATCCGCCATTGTACGGTTGGCAGGATTGAACTGGCAGCGCTCGCAAGAGCGAGGCCGAAAGTCCTGCATCCACTTCTTGCGCTCCTCAGATGTCCAAAATTCATCAAATCGACGGTTCTTGAGATTCCCCAAGTCGCCAGCAACCTTGCCATACTCACTATACGAGTACACGCAACAGGCAAATACCTGTGGCGACCCATCCGGGGCCATCCCGATGTAGGTGCAATAGTGCATCTTGGCGCAGATGTCATAGTCGGGGTTGCCGAGTCGCAAGTCCTCAATGCGATCCCCGAACAAGTCGTACACCTTGAATGTCTCTGTCTCGTGCCGCTTGGCCTCTGCTATGGATGCCTTGATGTCTTGGTATATGGCGACATACGGCTTCTCGTCCTGCAGACTGAACATCGCGCTCATTCTAATGTTCGACGCACCCGACTCCTTTGCTGCCAGAACGCCTTGCTCGATCTCTCGCCAGTTGTGCGGCATCACGACGAAGCCGATCCCCAGCACGGTGTCAGTCTTGCGCTCCTTGATGATGGCTGCGAGGTCGGCGACATTGCCGAGCACCTTGCCAAAGTTTCTGGGATGCGTGGTGCGGGTCTTGGAGTATGTCTCGGCAGTCCCGGCGTCTATGCTGATGCGCACCCACTTGAAATCAGACACGATGCGCTTCACGTCATCAGTCAGCGCCAGCCCATTCGATACCAGTGAGCACTCAAATCCAAGTTCAAGCGCCCGCTCAAAGATGCGCTGATGTGCTGGATGCAGGAGCGGTTCTCCGCCGCCCGTTAGTTGCAGGGCCTTGACTCCGGCCGACTTCATCTCGTCGAGCAATGCCAGCGCCCTATCCGTGTCCATGAACCGCTTGGGGTTGTTGTGCCCGAACTTGCTCAGTTCCACGTCCGACGCGAACAGTTCGTTGCTGGTATACCCAGGCTGGCGATATGCACACCACGGATGCCCGTCCAGATCGACGCAATCCATCTGGCACAGGTCGGAGAGAATGAGTTGCGCCTGGCTCGGCGCCTTGGGTGGCCACCCCTCATGCACCATGAGCCACGGCATCTTGCCGGATGAGTACGGGCTGTCCTGGCTCATCGCGTCGCACTCGTTTCCTGGTTGAATTTATAGAAATACAATGGCTCGCACTCCAGCCGCACCTCTGTCGCCGCCTTCGCGCACACCTCGTCCACCCAGTCCACGTCCTCGCCAAACTGCTTCTCGGCGAATCGCGTGTCGCCAATCGTCGCCCGCCTCCAGGCCATCGTATGCGCCGGCGGCCCCGTCCATAGCAGCACGTTCGGCAGCGGCTGGCCGTCCTTGCCGGGTGCCGGGGCCAGTTGCCGCCGGTCCTCCGGCTTCCGGTCCCGCCAGTAGGCCAGCGAGTAGGTGCACTCGTGCGTGANCATGTGCGGGTGTAGGGTGGCGCGCTGCGGGAAGCAGATGACATCGGCAGGTGCCTCGGACTTGCGCGCGAGACCGATGGCCCGGTGGATGCGCTGCACGTAGTCCGTCGCCACCAGGTCGTCGTCGTCGATGAACGAGACGTACTCCCCGCGCGCCATGTCCAGCAAGGCATTCCGCTTGGCCCCGACCGTGCGCCGCTTGTTGTCGAGCAGGTAGCAGAGCTCGATGTCCGGGATGCGCGCCGCGCTCTGCGTCTCCAGGAGCGAGAACAGGAGCGGCTGGACGGTGTGGTAGCGTTCGGGGATGCCGCTAATCAGGACGCTCCAGAGCACTCGACCTCCTCAATGAGTTTCGTCCACGCCGCCTTGACGACCGGCTTGTCGAACTCGGCGCGCCAGTAATCTCGCACCTGTCCGCTCATTACTCCAATCTTGCCCATGCTAGACCGTATTCCCTGTGTAAACGCAGCAGGCGTATACTCCAGCACCTCGCAGCCGGGCCAATCCTTGCGTTGCCAGTAGCAGCCAACGGGCGGCACGACCAGAGGCAGCCCACACGCCCCCATCTCGATTCCCGCCAGATGCTGCGACTCCATCCTTGACGTGCAGAGCCCGACGCGGCAGGCCCCGATCACCTTGACCAGCTCGGCATGCGTCAGCCTGCAATACATCCGCAGGTTGGGCGGCGAGTACTCCGGCAGGGTATCCTTGAACACCGCCACGAACGGTATGTCCGGGTTGGTGCGCACCACGCGCAGGAAGATGTCGAAGCCCTTGACCTGCCCCGCCGCCCCCTGCGATGCGCCTATCCAGCACACGCAGCCATCAGGCAGCGAGAGCGCCTGTTGCAGGCCCATCGGGTTCCCAGGCTCGAATAGCGTGAAGTCTACCGGGAGAGGGATGATGGCGCGACTCACCTCTGCATGGAACCCGTGATACTTGGACTCGGTGAAGGCGCTATTGAATATCACCGCATGCGACGACTTGATGACCGCCTCCTGCATCTCCCTCTGTGGCCCCTCGGCGATGATGTCCTGCAACAGGGAGATGGTCGGCACTTGGGTCTGGATGGGCGGGAACCACGTCGCGTTGCGGATTATTAGAGTTGCATCATTGCCCAGGCGTTCTCCACAGGCCAAGGCTGGGTTGGCGTGTTCCATTGCGATACCAGCCAAGTCCGGGTAGCCCCCTCCCACAAACTCCATCATGAACCACTCCTGCAAGTCATGCCAGAATGTCCGCGTGCCCGGGATGCACGTCAGGCAATCGTTGACAAGCAGCCGCCTCATCTCAGCACCCACGCACGATGGCTCGCCTCTTTGTCCTGCATCCCGGCCCCCGGATTCCTGTTGTCGAAGTAGCCGCGCCTGACTACACGTTCCCCTAGGTGCTTCGCCATGTCCGCCGCCCACTGCTTAGTCCAGATGCCTACATGCGGCGGCGCGGGCGTGGACTCGTTTGGCGTGGTGATGAACATGCGGCCGTCCTCTTGTAGCATTCCTAGAGCCCTCGCTAAGAAGCGAAGCTGATTCTCATACGGCACATGCTCTAATGTCTCCACGCAGAAGATGTAATCGAATTTGCCCGAGACTCCTTCTGGGAACCTTTCGTGGATGAATGTTGCGCGGTTACCGGCGTTGTACTTCACGGCGAATATGATGACCTCTTGGTCTTGGTCTACGCCGAGCGCGCTATTTGAGTACCGCGCCAACATCGCCGTACTCTGCCCCGCCCCGCAGCCGATGTCCAGCATGTCCCCGCGCCGCTCCATGTAGTCCCGCACGAAATTCAGGTAGAAGTCATAGTGCGTCGAAGCCCACCCCGCCATCTGCTTCAGGGACTCGATCTCCGTGCGCGGCCGGTGCGCGCCAATCCATGCCGGCCGGATGTCCGCGCCGTGATGGGCGGCGTCTGTCACTTCCTGCACCAGCGCAGAGTCGATGATGTCCGAGTAGGCGGATTCGTCGAGCGTCATGGCTTCGGCCCCCATGCAACCCGCTTCCGAACCAGCGTGATGCCGGGATGGTACGGTAGCGTGCACGCCTCGAATCCTCCACCGTTCAGGTAGACCACGAACTTCCACGCATCGTCGCAGAACCCCGGCTGCGCGTCACTCACATGCTCCGGGTTGGTATCGTGGAGCGCCACCAAGCCGTCCTCCGCGACATATGGCCAGATGTTCATGAAGTCGCTGCGCACCTGAGCGGCCTTGTGATCTGCGTCGATGAACACGAAGTCGAACGGCGCATGCCTGATCGCGTTCTCCAGTACGAACTCCTCGCAAGTCTGGTTGAACATCAAACATCCGTCCAGCGGCACGGCCTTGGGGTCCATGCCGATCCGCACCGGCGCCACCACCTTCCCGATGGTCTGGTTCTGGTCGGTGCCGATTTCCAGATACGTGTGCGCGCCGATGCCCTCAACTAGCATGGGAATCAGCCGCTCGTGGAACGTCTGATCACGCTTCATCTCTTGTGGAACCTGACGCACTCGCAATGTTCGCAGCCGATGCCGGGCCTGTGACACTCAGCTAGATGCCCGCAGAAACACTTGTCTATGGCCATCGCTGCTCGCCCTCCTGTGCGTGGAACCACACGCTCCCAAGGCACGTCACCCACTCGAACCCTGCCGCGACGTACTTGTCGAACAGAATCCTGTCGCCGCTCACCCCGCCGATGTTGCCGGCCGGGTAGCCGGCCAGATCGAAATACTCCTGCCGCTCGAACAGAACGGGCTGGAACAGCCTTCCGGGCTCGGTTATTTGCCGCTGCCTGATGGTCTCGGCGTGCTTCAGGAAGGCGTCGCGCTGGAAGTTCTCCGGGTTGGTGCCGAAGTCGCGCACATGCTCCGGCATCCCTGAATTGATGCGCCCGTGCTCCACCAGCAATCCGCAGGGCAGAGACTTCCGGTTGACGTGCTTCTGATGCACCAACTCGTCAATCGCGTGGTCTGTGCAGAACATGTCGCTGTTCATGAGGATGCACCACGGCGTCTGACTGTTGAGCACTCCTTCGGACCAGGCGGCGTAGACGCGGGAGATGTAGTGCGCATGCGGGTCGGCATTCTGCCAATCCACCGTGATGCGCGGGTCGTTCCTGACTTCAGGGGTGGCGTCATTGGCGACGATGCACCACTTGTAGCGCGTGGACTGCTTGCTGGACTCGACGCTCTCCATGCACCATGAAAGCCAGCGCAGGGAGCGGTAGACCAGCACGACTAGGGTGACTTCCGCATCCTTATCGACGCGTGGCATCAGACCCGGCTCCATGATGAGCCTCGCACATCAGGCACATTCGGCGCGTGCTTCACGGCCCATACCCTCCATCGACATGATGCCTTGCAACAGACTTGATAGGGGCGGTTCGGCTGAAACGGCTTGCCGCATCCAAGGCATAGGCGAACGTTCAAGGTCATCATCGCAAAGTATCGTTCTAAACGGGTCAGGTTGTCAAGCATCTCAATTCCTTGACACGCACCGCGTATAGGCGCATTGTTACTTTCAGCATGGATGAACCTGTCAAGAAGCATGTTCAGCCTCCACGACGCACATGCGAGAGTCTGCGATTAGACATAGACGCCGCGATGGCAGGCAAGACGTGGCTGCTTCTCCCGGAAGGCTTCCGAGACCGCGACAGCGGCAAGGTCTATCCGCTTCCATGCCGCCGCGCCGAACTCCAGAGGCTCATCGCCATCCCCATCCCCGAGGACAAGACCGACAGCGGCTGTCAGTACCTGCGCCGCGCCATGAAACTGTGGCGTAGCAGGCAGGAACGTCGCCAATCGGCCGCTTACGACATTTCAAGGTCGGCCGACAAGTTCGATGCGAGAGTCAGGCAATTCGGGACGCAAGCCAAGGAGATGCGTGCCGAGTGTCGCGCCGCCGTGGATGAGGTGCGCCGGGAAGCTCAAAAGGCGGTGGCCGGGCTCAATGACCTGTTCGCCTTAGGCCGCGAGGGCATCGAACGCCAGATGAAAGCCTACCTTGCCGGAGCCGAGTACCAAGGCGAGAAGATCGATGGCGAGGCGTTCCGTTCCTGCTTCCGCATGGTCACGCAGGCCGTGAAGGGTCTCGGACTCCCAAGCGACCAGCGCGACAAGGCCCGCGATGCCGTCATGGAGGAAGTCGCCAAGTCGGTTGAGGCTACCCGTTCGGCGATTTCCGGCGAGACCGAAGACGTGGAGACCGAGCACTGATGACCCCGGAAGATGTCCTCCTTGAGGCCATGAAAGCCGCCGACCTGTGCGGCGACACGCCCAGCCTGCGCAAGGAATTCTGCCAGAAACTGACCGAGAGCCTGCAACGCTGCGAAATGCACGGCATCCGCTGGAACGCCATGCGGGCACAAAGAGATGATGGCCAACACGACAAAGTCTGACCTCGACCCGAAGACGCTGCTCCAGGCCGCCGTTACGGTGGAACGGGAACTCTCCATCTTCACCGGGCCGGAACTGATCGCGCGCTGGAGCAAGGGCGATGCCGCCACTGTGTTTGAGCACATCGCCGGGAAGCCCGTTGCCGAACTGGCGCAGGATCACAACCCCTTCTGGCACTACCTGCTTCAGACATGGTACAAGCCGCCCCGATACCGCCGCCTCCTGCACCCGCCAAGGCACCGCGATGAATTCGCCAATGCAATATTGCGTATGTCCATAGGCGAGTTGGACCGCTACGACGGCCTGCACATCCAGTATCCGCGCCGGGGCCTTAAGTCCTTCCTCACCAAGGCCGCCGCCGACTGGCTCCCCAAGCGCCACAAGATAGTCGATGACCTCGACATCTTGGTGATGTACTCGCACAACCTGGAGTCTCGCGCCAAGGGTGCGCTTGAGACCATCAAGAACATCAACCGGCACAACAAATATATCCAACGGCACTTCGGCCAGGGCTGCCTGACGCTCTCCGGCAATCCAGCCTCATTCGTCATTCCCATGTCCGAGTGGGGCGAGAAGAACCAGTGGGACTGGCCCTGCCGCGACCCGGAGTACCTTGCCGGCGAGAAGAACATGACCGCCGAAGCCGCATCCTCACGCAAGGCAGGCTCGGGGTTCAACTACCGCCTGCTCGATGACTGGGAGGCCGAGGACTCGCGCAAGTCGGAAGCCATCCGCGAGGACATGCAGGACAAGTACGACCAGCAGCGCCAACTGGCCGCGCCGCCCTGGTCGCGCGAACTCTCGGTCGGCACGCCCTATCACATCCAGTCGCTCTACAAGCCATTCACCGACCCGGTCAACAAGCACGAGGACGGCACGCCGCGCTACTTCGTCATCCGCACCCCGGCTCTGACCGACGACAACAAGCCGAACTTCCCCACCATCCCGCGCCTGAGCGTCGAGAACCTTGCCAAGGAGCGCGCCAATGAAATGCGCCGACGTGGTACGGATCGTTTCTGGTATCTCCAGTACATGCTCGACCCGACGCTCACCGGCGAGCAGGCCCTACAGTGGGAACACTTCATCCCGCTCACCCCGGAAGAATTCAAGAAGCGGTTTGGCAACCTTCCGAAGTTCCGCGCCATCTACTGCGACCCGGCATGGAAGGGCGACGACAATCATCAGGAGGGGTGCGATGCCGCCATCGGCTGCGTAGACACCTACTCCATCGCCGGGCAGGTGGACTGCGTGCTGCTCGACTTGACCGTGAGCAACGAAATGGAATCGGACGAGGGCGCGGATGAGATGCTACGGATGATGTGCGTCTGGCACACCCACTTCTACTCGGTGGAGCAGCAGTCGGACAAGCCGATGGTGGGCATCATGAAGCGCATCTGGAAGTCCACGCCAATCGAGGCCCGTCCATCCCAGATGCCGCGTTTCATCGACGCCAAGGCATGGAGCAAGCGCGCCAAGAACGACCGCATCAGCACGGTTGCCGGGCATGCCCAGACCGGGCACTGGTACTATCTGACGACCATCAACCCGGTCGCGCTCAACGTCCTGAAAACCACCGTGACCGAATACCCAGCCTCGGTGAAGCGCGACACCTTGGACATGATGGCGCAGGCCAATGCGGAGGAAGTGCTGGCCCGCTGGGTACCCATCGCCATACCGGAGCCCATGCCGCAGGTTGAGGAGATGCCGATTATCTACGCCACGCGCTATACGGGCCTTCCGGCCCTGTTTCACTAACCGGCCAGCGGACGCCATAAAGAGCCGCATCAGGAGGTAGTTTGATGATCAACTTCGGGAAAGTGAAGGACGTTCGAGTCTGGGGGATCACGACACAGATAGCCGATTGCCGCCTGCCGGTGGGGGACTCGACTGGCGGGACATTCACGGCGGCGGTCAACCCGCTTGGTGGCACCCTGTTCTGGGATCGCTGCCTCTACGTTCTCCAGGGCGTCTCGGTTGGCGGGGGTGCCACGGGCGGCTCGTTCACAGTCACGGTGGAAACCGACGCCTTGGCCGGATACACGGCGCTCCCCATCGCCCGCGCTGTGCTCGGCCCGATCAGCCCGACCCGCGTGGTCATGACGAACGTGCATAACAGCGCGTCCTCGCCGATGCCGACCCATATCAACATCGACGCGACCCTCGGCGCGCCCGGCTCAACCCAGTCGGTGCGCTTCCAGTGTTACGCCATCGCCAAGCAGTACCGGGGCGTGCTCGGGACGCAGGGCAGCCGGACTTCAGAGCGCATCCTTCAGGGCTCGCTGGTTGCAATCACCACTTCCAGCGCCGATACCACGTTCATCCTCGGCAGGACCGATACGGACCTGGGCATGGGCCGGATGCGCCTGTGGGACAACGCCATGTTCTGGGCCATCGCCGGGTCAACGATTACCGGCACCTGGGACGTGGACATTGTGGGACGCGTTGGCGGTGGTACCGTCAGCATCGCCACAACCGGCACAACCGGGCTGCTGGCGACTCAGGGCAACAAGTTCCCCTGCATCAGCCAGATTGGTGGACAGGCGATCAACCCCACGCAGGTCATCCTGACGGAAGTGACCGCCGGGACGATTGAGATAGCCGATGTGGTCGGGATAGCGAAGAGCGGTCGCGGCTCGCAGACGCAGCGGTAGGAGGCGGCCAATGGGAAGCTATAACGGTTACGTCACGGCGATGACCAGAAACGGCAGCACCACATCTCAGGTGCTGGGCACCACGGCCGTCGCCTACTCGGGCATCAGCGCATCGGTGCCCAACAAGTTCTTCTCGCGCGGCCAGTTTGCCATCCAGACCACACAGGGCGTCTCCGGGGCGTTCTTCGTCAACATCGTTGGCGCGGTCGGCGGGGCCACTTACATCATCGCGGGCCGCACGGCCATCAGCACTGTCGGCGGTTTTCCGATACCGCAACTCCTCTATGTCGGCGTCTCCGGCAGCGTGACCCAGGTTGGCCTGCCGCGCCCGGCCTACGCCCAGTTCGGGTCGGCGGGGGCCATCGTCGGCTTCACGGCAACCGTGTTCCTGGCGGCGGATTACTGAGATGCCTGACTCGCTGGAAGGCAGAAGGAAGCGCGGCAAGGTCAAGAAGGTCATGAAGGAATACAGCGCCGGGATGTTACACAGCGGCAGCAAGCGTGGGCCGATGGTTACAGATCGAAAGCAGGCCGTTGCCATTGCCATGTCGGAAGCTGGCATGAGCAAGAAGAAGCGGGGGAAGCATCGTGGCCGCCGTTAGGCACCAAAAGAAGTCGCGCTCCATCTCAGAGACAGCCCCCGCCCCGGTCATCAACATCGCGGCTGGCCGGATGCGCTATGACGCCTTGGAGCCCAACCGCAAGGTGGGCATCTTTGCCGCCGTGCCGAACATGTCTGGGCAGGTCAACTTCACGACTGCGATGCAGTTCGCCCGCGCGATGGCCTCGACCGGCTTGCAGGAGTGCCCGTTCCGCTTCGGCGTACATGTCGAAGTCGGCAAGCGCGGCCCGGACTACGCCCGCAACTGCATCGTGCAGGCGTTCCTCAACGAAAGCGATAGCGACTGGCTGGTGATGTGGGATGACGACCAGGTGGTGCCTGACAACTGGTGGATGCTCTGCACGGTGCGCGATGCCGATGTCGTCAGCGGCCTCACGCCCGTCTGGGTCGCCAACATGGACCCGGAAACCATGCTGCGCGTGAACAACTACGGCCTGGACGCCCAGCACCGCTGCTTCAATCTGCCCATGCCGGATGACAAGGTGACGCAGCCCTACCGCGTGCCCATCGTCGGGACGGGATGCATCGCCATCCGCCGCCGGGTGTTCGCTCCCAAGCCCAAGGGTGTCGGCACGGCCCCGTTCTTCTTCACGCACATGCCGGACCGCAAGGTGCAGGCCGGAGAGGACATCAATTTCTCCGTGGAGTGCAACCGCGCCGGGTTCGTTCTCGCTGTCCACCCGCAGGTCCGCTTCGGGCACATGAAGCAACTTGAACTCTGGCAGGTCGAGCAGTACTACCAGGCCCGCAAGGCGATGGAGTTGGCCGGCAAACAGGTTACAGACGAGCAGAGGTTGAGCATTGGCTAACTACGGCACCCGGTTGCGCGACCATGCCGCCACGGAGTTCCTGAATGACTGCGTGGAGCAGGCAAATGGTGTCCGCAAGGAATACGAGCCGGGATGGGATGAGAACTGGGGGAACTACCGGGTCGAATCCACTTACAATCAGGTTCCTAACAAGACCTACCCGATGGCGTCAGGCGGCAGGTTCGATGCGTCCCCTATCAACTTCCTCAAGACGCCGGAATCGCATCAGGGGGTCAACACATTGCGTGCCTTACTGCTCGCCGGGCTGTTCGGCACCCGCGACTATGTGCAGGCCGACCCGGTAGGCGATGAGGACATTGAGAAGGCCAAGCGGGTCTCGCGGCTTGTCATGTACGGTCTGGAGCGCCCCGGCAACTTCCGCACCAACTTCGAGACCCTGGGCGACTCGCTCATATTCGGTCTGGGCTCCTACAGCGCCCGCTGGAAGCGCGAGGACCGGCTGGTGCCGCGCCGACTCCCCGTGCCCGACCCGACCAGGCCAGGCGAGTTCCTGCGCAACCCGGAGACCGGCGCGATCATGACCGTGCTTCAGAACATGATGGCCCCGGTATTCGATGACCCGGTGCTGGAGACCGATGACCTCTACGACACCTGGTTCGACCCGTCCGCGAACCGCTTCGACCAGCTCAAGTGGAAGGTCAGGCGCTTCAGGATGCGCGACGAAGAGTTGATGGGCCTGATGCAGGACAAGGATTGGGATGCGGAGGGCATCGCGCAGGTGCTGGAATGCGAGAAGCCTGACAACTCGCGCGCCACCGGCCCCGACAGCCGCGACTCGCCCAAGCTGCTGACCGAGAACCTGACCGACGAGGACATGGAGGACGTGAAGGAATACGGCTACTACGGCGGCTGGATGCTGGAGGGGATGATCCCCGCCGAAGTGGCCGCCAAGATTAACGAGGGGGCCACGGCGCCCGTTGACCCGCGCGGCGCCGTCGTCCTGCGCACCATCAACGGCATCTGCATCCAGGCGATTCAGTCACCGCAGCGGAACGGGCAGATACAGGGCGGGCTCATCACCATCCTGCCGACGGGGCGCGGCATCTACGGACTCTCGCCTCTGACGGTCGTTCGCTACCTGCAAGATGTCAGCGACACGCAACTCATCCTCACCGTGCAGGCGCTCATCGAGAGCGTATACCAGAACTACGTCATCGGCGGGGAACTCGGGCCGACGCTGGCGAAGGACCGCAGGGCAGCGACCTCCGGTTGACGTGCTTCTGATGCACCAGTTCGTCAATCGCGTGGTCTGTGCAGAACATGTCGCTGTTCATGAGGATGCACCACGGCGTCTGACTGTTGAGTACGCCTTCGGACCAGGCGGCATAGACGCGGGAGATGTAGTGC